AACTGTTTTTCCGCCGTAATCTCATCATCCAGCAGGAATTCTTCGATGGCTGCCTGCGCTTCGTTGTCACGCATCATGATAACGTCAGCGGACACTTCGTAAGATTTGCTGGTGATAGTGGTAATCGGCCAGTAGCCGGTGTCTTTGGTCTGCTGGCTCGAAGCTTCAGCAGAAATTGCCAGGTTATTGCTGGTGCAACCACCCAGCAGGGTCCATACGGGATTCTCCGGGGTGGCGCCGGCGCCGTAGTTGATGAACATCACCAACCGCTTGCCGGATACACCGCTCCCCGCAGCGTATGCAGGGTATTTTTCTTTTGCAATAGTGATAGCCATTATTTTCACCTCATATTAAATTAATTGATGAAGCTGGAAGCGGATGGTCGTCCCACCGCTCTGCCAGTCTCCGGTGTCGCCATGTATGGGCAGGTTCACACGCAACGCCCCCACCGTCAGGGATACCAGCGAGTAACCCTCTCTGCTGAGTTCCGTGTTCAGCGCGGTGAAGCCGTCATTGCTCAGGTAGTTCAGCAGCGCTTCCAGTTTCTCTGCCACGACCTTGCGGCCTTTGTAGTTGCTGTACACCTCCAGCTGCAGGCTGCCGTCCCAGACTACGGCCAGCTTGTTCGGGGCGCAGTCCGCATCGCTTTGTCCGAAAATGCCATAAGCAAATTCAGCCTGGGTCTTGAAATACTCATCTATTTCATTGATCGGGACCGCCGAGTCGAACCAGTCAAGGCCAACGGATTGGTTATTGTTCAGCACGGTATACAGCGCTTTGGTAATAGCGGTAAATGGAGCTTTGTAAATCATTAGATTACCCCTCCATTCCCGTTGATGGCCGTTGCCGCCAGCTGGATGTAATACGGTGCACTATCATCTATCAATGTAATTTCATTGATCAGATAAACGAAACCGTTGTATGCCAGCCGCCATTGTGTGGTAAGTTCACCATGCAGCAGGCTCCGGATGTCCCGGATCACGAAATACCGGGTGTCGCTGGTCACATAATCACCAATGATCTGCTGGCGCGTCTGGCTCTTCTGGTCACACATGGCAAACAGCGTCAGCTCTGCCGTATATACGGTCTGTTTCAGCCCGCCCAGTTCGTCACGCTCCGGGTCTGACGGCTTCAGCAGTGTAATTCGCCGGGTAAACCGCCCCGGATTACGCAGGAACATAGGCCCTCCTTGCTAATAAAAGAGCGTGGCAGCGGTTAAGCCACCACGCATTCAGATTACTGAGACAGGTTGGAAGCAACGATTTTCTTAAAGGCGGATGCGTAAGTGCAGATGCTGGTATGACGGCATACGGCACGAACCAGCACGCTGTTCTTCTCGAAGCCTGCTTCGGCACTGGACATGATCTCCAAATCGGGCCATGCAATATGGTACATAGCGCGGAAGTCACCGACAATGATGTTCAGGGCGGTGAGGTCGCCATCTTCTACCACAACGACCGGACGGCCTTCGATCTGACGGATGGTGCTGTCGAATGCGTCACGGGCCAGCAGGTAGTGGCCGTTGTTGTCGGCTACGTTGGCCAGGGCCGCCCAGGAAGCCTGCGGCATAACCACGATGGCGTTGGCGCCTGCGTCAATCGGCAGGGTGTTGATAGCAGTCTTGATAGCGTTGATAGTGTCCTTGGAAGCCATGTAGGACGGAGTGCCGGCAGAAGTCGCTGCAGACAGAGCGGCGCTCAGGATGCCACCGGTAACGTCTTTCATGTAAACACGGTTCAGCAGTTTACCGATAACAGCCAGGACATCGGTCTTGGCGTCCATCAGCAGCTCACGGGATACCGGGATAACGGCGCCCTTGGAAGCCAGGCTGAAAGATACGCTGCCGAAAGCAGCCTTTTTGTTGGTAATACTGTTGTTTTCATCGAAGGAAGTCAGAGCCAGGGTCTGGCTGTAGTCGATGGTCGGAACGGAACCGGCACGGGTGCTTACCGGGACAACAGTGCAATACTGGCGCATATCTACGCCGATAGCGTTGTTTTCGGCAAGGCCCAGCAGTTCGGACGGAACCAGGTAGCCGCCATCAGCGGATACGGCGCCGTTGTTGCCGGCGGGGCTGTTGTACAGTTTACGCAGTTCGGAATCGTTGCCCAGCAGAGCAGATTTTAATGCCTTAGAAAATACTTTTTTGTCCATGGTTTCTTCTCCTTTAATTTCGTTTTTGGCGGCAGCTTCCACTGCCTTCTGAGTTTTGTACTCAACAATTTTGGCTTCCAGCGCACTCTGAACGTCTTCAGGCACCGTCAGCCGTTTGTCAATCATGTTTTGGATACGGACAGTCAATTCGTCAATCTCCTGCCGGATTTCCATGCTTTTGAGCATGATTAATACCTCCTTTAAGAATGTTGCGCCAGTAGTTCTGCGTCTCTTCATCGATTTCGCCTATCTTCCGATGGGCGGAACGGTGTTCGGTCAGCTTCTTGTAAGTCGGCGCCTTCTTGCCCCACGCCGCCCGGTAGGTGGGTAGGGCGCTGTATACGATAAACAGGTCTTCCAACCGTTCATGCCGGCGCACATATCCGTCGAACATGGCATCTATCTCCGTAACGGTACACGCGCCAAACTGTTCCGGCGTCAGACCCAGTTCACCCAGGGCGATGGGTTCCAGCTCCTGCAGCAATGCGGCAAAAGTTTTGAAAGTCTTTCCCGGTCTTACGCTTCCGCCGCCGGTTCTTTTTTTGTTTCCGGCAGCGCGATGCACCCGCATTTCCCAAGTATCTGCAGGCACTCCTGCACAGCCACGACAGCTTCCGTGCCGCGGGTAATGGCAGTCCTTGTCAGGTTGTCCGCCTTCTCCGGAGACATATCCTTGTTTCCACCCAACAGCCCGTACATGATGATGTAATAGATATCACGGCTCCGCATATGACCTGCGCCCATGGCAGCCACGGTATCATACATGCTCTGGTTCGTCAGGTGCGTCTCCATCTCCCAGCCGGTTGCGTTCGGGTAGCTCACCTTGTAGCTTTTACCGTCAATCTCGATGGATCCAAAAGTGTCAAAAACCATTACTCGCCCTCCTTCGTGGTGTCGCCGCCACCATTCTTCCCGGCGTTGTCGCCCAGCGTTCCGCCTGTCCCGACGGTGATCAGTTCGTCGCCGCCTTCCATGGCAGGATACTGCAGGCTTGCCCGGGCCTCGTTGGCACTCAGGATGCCGGCGCCCTTATATGCACACAACACCTGGGCTTTTGTCTGGGCATCCAGCATATCGAAGACATCATTGCTGGTATCGAAATAATATCCCTTGGATATCTGGCGCCCGGTAAGCAGTTTGACGGTCAGCTCGTCAGCGTATTGCTTAACAATCGGAGCGATGGTTCCCGAATAGAAACTCATCAGCTGGTTGGTGGAGAAGGTGGCCATCCCTGCCCCGCCACCGATGTTAAGCATCGCCAACGGAATCCCGAAAAACGAGCTTATAGCCTGTGCGTTAGTAGTCTTTAAACTGTCAAACGTAGCTTTGATATCGTTCTTTATGTTCGTGGCACTCATGCCAGCCGGCAGTGGCAGGATGGTGTTGTTACTGTTCGCCAGCAAGTCCTTCACCCTGCTCTGCAGTTCCCGCTGTTTGCTTTCGGACAGATCGGATGTGTAACTCAGCACGATGGTACCGTCATAGCCGTTGATCACCCCGGACCGGAGCGCGCCCTCCACATCCGCGTCAGCCTTCAGCGTGTCGTACAACACATCGATGGCAGGACGGCCTACGATGCCGTTAAGACTGTACGCTTTCAGATGCAGCACCTCTTCCGGAAGAAAGGTGTACGTCTGATTACCGACAGTGTCCTGATACTGATATACAATCTTGCGCTTGCCATCCAGAATATTGGCATCATCCCAGAAGACCTGCATCTGGGTGTTGTCCAGCGGGACCATATACTTCAGCTCGCCATTCTCAAAATTGAGATAGGCGTAAGCGTTCCCGGCCAAGCGCTGCTTTTCCATATAGTTCCAGAAGTCATACGCATTTATGCCGGGATATGGCTGCAGGTTCAACGCCTTGCGGTACAGCGGCAAGATTGTATTCATCTCATTGTTGTCGGCCCCGTACAGTCCCCAGCGCATCTGCGCCAGGTTCTTCGCCAGAATTTCCACGCAGGTCGCATACACCATGTTGCCGCCGGCATCCACATTTACGCGAACGCCACGGCCCACGGGAAAAAACTGCGTTTTGATGTTCTGGTATACAGACCCTTTGAAATAATTTATCAGCTTGTCGAACATGGCTTACTCCAGTTCTTTAACTTCCTTCAGCAATGCTTTAATTTTTTCCGGAATCACATAACCGGACGGGGGAGTGTCTCCACCGTCACCATCGCCACCGTCTGCCGGAGGATCGTCGTTGTTGTCGTCACCACCGTCAGCCGGGTCATCATTGTTGTCGTCACCACCATCGCCAGGAGTGTCCGGGTCGCTTGGAGTATTGGGGTCATCAGGAGTATCCGGATCATCAGGGTCCGGGTCAGGATCAGGATCAGGATCCGGTGTCGGTTCCGGCGGGGGTGGTACATTCTTTTTCTTTCTCCGGCGCCGTTCCTCTTCCGTTTCCCTTGCCAGCAGGACTAACTTCGCCAGGCTTGCGCCCGCCGCCAGCTTCACTTCGGCATCGTCTCTCAGCTCAACATGATCGAACATTTCCACAACTTCCTCCCCTACCAGCCACACATCGCCGGCATTAATCTTTTCGCTGATACTGTCGTCATAGCAGTGCTCCGCTATGATGTTGTGCAGAACCTTGTCTACTGCTGCCATCATCTCGATATCCTGCTGCAGCTGTTCCTTGTTCCCCTGGGAAAACGTCCAGCAGTTGTGCAGCATCATCAGGTCGTTCTTGCCGATGATCACTTTGTCGCACGCCAGGGCGATGATTGCCGCAATGCTGGCGGCCATGACTTCTATCCTGGCAGTTACTTTGTGCTGGCATTTGCCGATGGCGTTGATAGCCTGGAACCCAGCGAACACATCGCCGCCAGGGGAATTAATTACCAGCTCTACATCCTCCTGGGCGTTGGTTATCTGTTTACATACATCAGTCAGGTCGAACACGTCGCCTGTAATCTCGCATCTCATTCGTCTGCATCCTCCTCTACAGGTTCATACTTGTACATCTGTAACTGCGTCAGCATAGCCCTTGCCACATAATTCAGCTTTGTGTCCTTGTCCACCAGCATCCCTTCCCGCTGGTCATACATCGGCGGGCACCACTGTGTCAGCACCCACGTGTCGGCTTTGCGGGCGAATACCGTGCTCGCAGCATACAGCTCTGAAAAATCGTCA